GTTCCTCACAAATGTTAATCATTTTGCCATTAAATCCGTTTTCTGCTTACTACCGATACTGGAACCAAAATAGTAAGCAACAACCGTACTCACCATAGAGCTTATCGTACCAATCAAAATCATGATAGCGTTTTGTGCGCTTTGCGGCATATCAACCACAAACAACAAATACAGGCAAGTAGGCAGCGATGCCATCGTGAAAATCGCAATGGCAATCATTTCCCAACTGGTGCGGCCAGCTTGCTGAATTGCTACTTCACGGGTGCGTGCGCTGGCTTTGTCATCATAGTCCAGCTTTGTGGTCTGATAATCAATTTTGGCCATCTCAATTTTGAAATTGGCCTCGGTATCTTTAATCTTAGCTAAAACGTCTGGCGAACCGTTTGTAATTGCTGCAACAAGGCTATTTTCACTGGCGTTCTCATCCCCCAGGATTGACTTTCCCAACATGCTTACAGCAGCTCCCGCTAATGGCCCACCTAGCGCAGTAGCTAGGGTTGTCGAAACGCCCTTCAAAACGTCACTAAGAATAGACATTTGCTACCTCCACACAATAAGAACACAGTTGCGCCAAGGCCGCCAAGGTTTGCCCAGGTTGGCCACAATCTTTTCACCCAAAGCAATTGGCGCATTTCGCCGCTCATACTTCGTTTTATCAAAGTCGGTCAGCTCAATTAGCTTGCCTTTACGAAATCCATAGAACTTACCCTGAAATTCAGTAGCAGTCGTCACAAGGCAACCTCCAAAAATGGTCGCCAGAAGGTCTTGGAAGGTCATTGGCTTACGAACATATACAAAACACCCTGTTTTGTCTGTAAGTCCCTGTATGAAAGAATTAAGGAACATAATGAATAATAGGCTAAATTCTATGATGCCCCACCACGGATAATTGATTTGTACGTCAAACAAAAACCCTGATGCCGTATCAGCAACCCATAGGCATGACATAATAACAATCATTGCAGCAGGAATGCGTTTCCAAATATGAAACGATGGGTTACTGGCAATGCCGTACCCCAACATGCCCAAGGCCGTTAGAATGCCAAAATAATTCAGGGCTTCATAATCACCCTGTTGCAGCAATCCAATAAGGCTCGGCGCAAGAATGCCAGTTATGGCAATGGCCATCCACATGGATTAGCTTTTTTTCGTTCCTGGTTTTTTCATGCCACCGTTCATAGTAACTTTTACAGGTTTAGTTGGCTTCTTGGTGCCACCAGTAACTCGCGACATGCTAGCACATTTTCTTGGTTGGTTTTGGTTTTGGCTTAGGTTTTGGTTTGGTTTTCATGGTAGCCATGATAGTCTCCTAATGAGGTTTAACAGAATTTATAAGGCCACCAGTAAACTCACCAGCAACCCTTGCTCCACTTGAGCCAGATGCTATAAATAATAGTACAGCAACCTCAAGAATAGTCAAGAACACTAGCCATATTAATGCGATGTTGGTTTTTTGCTCGTTGGTCTTTAGCCGCTTTTCGTGTGTGTCCTTGTGCGTATCAAGCTCGGTACGCATTTCAGCCAGAGATTCGCCAACCTTTTTTACTTCAAGTGCTATCTTTTGCATAAGCAAAGCCGCTTCGGTTTCTTTATCTATGGTTTTTTGGGTAAAACCCTCAACCTTCTTAATACCCTGGTCAAGCGTGTCTTTAACAGTTTGTAGTTTTGTTGCTAAAACTGCTACCTGGGTTGCAATATCCTTAGTCATTGGCCTTTTCCCGTTTAAATTGAACGATTCTTGCTACGATGCCCGATACAAGTAAGGTAGATATAGCGGCGGTAACGGCCAACAACAGCGCAATACTACCATACAAAATGCTTAAGCTAAACACACCGCCATTGATAAAAAACAACAAGTCCTGAACGGTATCGCGCACCACTTTCCAAGTGAGAATTTGCTCCGACCAGTCGGCCAGTTTCTTGGCCACCCCCAACACAACAAGCAATGCAATCGCGTAATACCATGCGCCACCTAGCACCAACACCAAGCCAGAAAAGAACGCCCCCAGGAAAGCATGGGATAGCTGGTTAGATGCCCAGCCATACCAGTCGGCGCCCTGGTCATCCTGAAGCTCTAAGAATTCAACAATGGTGTCGATAGGGCTTGCCATAATTACAACTCAAAGGCGGCCAAGAAAAAGGAATCAAGCTGTTCTTCCGTCATGCTAAAAGCAGCGCCCAATAAAGATGATACCATTGCATCGTTGCGAGGGATAACGGTCATGGACTTCAGCGTCAACCGTGCATTGTTAGCGTCATCCGTGGGGAGTGTTTCCAAAACCGCCTCAATCCCAGCAGGAATGGTTTTGCTTTCCAAAAAGGCCGATGCTGTTTCGTAGTCCATCAATCCACCATTAGCACCAGCCAATGAAAACTGCCGCATGGTAAGCGTGACGTAAGACGCCTGAAACGCCTCTGGTGCAAAGTTTGCATTATAGTCCAGCACGTCCTCAATAATTGTTAGCGCGGCCAGGTCATCCTCTGCGTTTTGCATAAAGGGGCTTCTTAGCTGGTGCTTCCATTGCAGGTTAGGTTGCAGCCATGTGTGAGAATCCGCCACCAGGCTGGCCGCCTCCATAGCAACAAGGTCGCTGTGCGTAAACAGAACTTCCCTGTCAGCCCTGATTGACGCCAGTTTATCAATCCGCGCCTGCTCCACCGTTGTTTTTGTAAACACGCGCTCTGGCAAAACTTTTTCCCGCAACGAATAACTTTCTAGCAAGAATGGCAAGACGATTGTTTGAGCGGGGTATGTGTGGTTTTCACCATTGCGAATATCATCCGCATCTTCTTGGGTTATTGCAATCAAACCCTCTGGCCAGCTTGGCAAACCAAGGGCTTCACCGTCCATATCATCCCAAATTGCGTTTTCTGAATTTTTCCAAAGTCCCATAATTTTCTCCTTAACGTAATTCAGCCCAAGCTCCAAATGTAGGACTTGCCCCAGATGGCACAACAGAATAACTGCCACCAGGAGGAACAATTCCACTCATAAGCTCAGCATTAGAATATCCCGCAACTGTTGTTATAGATGCAACCGTAATTCCATTAATCACTAAGGTTACACCTCCATTTGCAGTCCCAGCCGATACATTAACTAGAATTGGTCGACCAGTTGTGTTGTAATAAGTGGTGCTAAATGCTCGTGAACTAACAACATTCTGCCAAGTTTGACTGTATCCAATTGAACCCATTGTGGTTACTGCTTGACCACCAGCACCTTGAACAGTACTAGGCGATGTTGCCCATGTTCCCGCTGTAGCTTGAGTGGATTCTATAAAACCAACAACGCGGTATGGAACCGATGTTCTGGCTGTGGTTGAGTAAATTACGTTCGCAGCTGTGCTGCCAGCGCTTATAGCTGTTGTGCTAATTAAATTTGTTTCATCTAATTGGTTTCCGCCTGAAATGTTTACAATGGCAAGCTCAACTGTTCCAGAATTATCAATTGCCAGCAAAACTAGCCGTGATTGAATTGCGTTAATTGTTCCGAGGGTAGCGCCACTTGGAACAGTTAAAGAAAGAGCCGTTGCTACTATGCGGTTGTTTATTGCGCCGCTGCTGACTGTCGCGCTTCTAAAGGTAATTGGCGTTGGTTGCAGCGTTGCCGTCAAAGCGTTTGCCGCTACCGTGCCGCCAATTTGAAATGATTGTGGGTACAGGTCTGCTTTGGGTATGTTTTGTTTGTTGGCCGTGACATTAGTGTTGTTGCCAGATACGGTAAAAGCTGCGCTTTGAGCTAGCTTGCTATTGTCAACCGCATTGTCAGCAATCTTCGCTGTGGTGACGTTAGCATCAGCAATTTTTATGGTGGTGACAGCTAAGTCCTCAATCTTGGTAGTGTGAACAGAACCAGCCGCAATCTTTGCCGTGGTTATGGCGCCACTAGCAATGGTTGCAACAACACTTCCTGCACCAGATGCAACAACATCACCAGTAAGTTGGGTTATCCCACCCGATACAAGTGTTGTTCCAGCTGCTGAAAATCCAATAAGAATAGCGTCAGATGCGCTAAACGAACCAGCGCCAGAAACGTAAGTGACTGGAACTTGCCACCATGTCGTATTATCTATCAGAGCGGAGTTTACATTGTAAATTGCAAAATTGCCGTTGTCCTTAAAGATAAATATAGAACCTCTGTTGGAACCGCCCGCATCATCCCAAGTTGAAATCCATCCGCTTAAATCAGGATTGCCTACGTTTGCAGACAGGTCAGAAATAGCAATGGCCGTTACGCTTGCAAATGCGGCATTGTTTAACCGCAAATTAGCAGTACCAGGGTTAGCCATTGTGGTCGTGGTTGAGAACGTCCACTGGTTTCTTGCCGCTGCATACCCAGCCGCACTGGATGCACTGATAGCCGCATTAGCCGCGCTGGTAGCAGCAGCCGTTTGACTTGTAAGGGCATTAGCTGCGTAAACTTGTGCTAAGCTGGCCGCACTAGAAGCAGCCCCCACCAATAACGATGGCGCACGCACATCAATGTTGCTTACACCTGATGCAGGAGCGGTCGCAAAAGTTAAGGTTGTGCCGTTAATGGTGTAAGCACTGGTTGGCAATAAAGCCATGTTTTCGCTTGAGGCTTTAGTAATAGATACGTTATCCAGCGTGCCAGTGAAAGCGTTGCCCGTAAACGCAATAGGGGTACTGGCTGCCGCAATAATAATTTCGCGGTATGTTCCCGATGCTGTCCGCTCAACACCATTCTGGCCACCGATAGATGGAATAAGACCGCCAGCCGAACGAGTAATGGTGTAGGTCACAGCATACGCCTGGCCAGCTACAACCGTAAGCACAGGAACTTGGCTAATGCCAGTTGAGATTGCTCCCGTAGCCGTTGCCACGCCAGAACCAATCGTCCATCCTGCGCCCTTAGTCCACAATGTATCCGTGCTAAAACTGCCGTTTTGCGCTATTTCCTGCAAGCCAGAAGCTACGCTTACCAACAAGCCTTTTGGGTCAGTGCCAAGGTTGTTAGACGTTGTAAACACCGTTTGCGTGCCGTTGCCAGAAAACAGTTCAGCGTAGGCATTGGTCGCCGTTACAAGGCCAGAAAACGATGTTACGTTGTCTAGCACGTCACCGACCTGAACGCCGTTAGCATCCCGCACAATAAATTTGTAAGAGCCCTCACCCCAAATAGCCCCACCACCTGAAGTAGGCCGCCCAGCCGCATTTAACTGGATTGGATTAGGTGCTTCAACAGTTCCTGCCGCGCTGGTGTAGGTTGCTTGCCGCGTGGTAGTTCCAGCCGCAAATACGTCAACAAAACCATTGGCTAAAGGGTCGCCGTTGTTGTCGAAAAATTGAAAGATGGGGGGGAGAAGGAGGACTGACATTATTTGGTTCCTTTTTTGGCTTCAAATGCTGCTTGTAGGTCGGCTTTGGTTAGCTTAGATGGTATTTGTAAAGCCTGTCCAATTATTTTTCTTGTAGCTGGTGATGCTGCTACTTTGCCAGCGGCATAAAGACCAGCAGCAGGCAATATAACTGGTGCTGCCCCTAATCCAATCCCACCTGCTGCTGCTGCTGCCGTCAAAACTGCTGATTTTAAAGAAACCGCATCTTGAACTTTTTTTGAAGCCCTTCCAACTCTGGTATCTGGCAATGCTGCACGTTTGGGAGCAATATTATCTACAGCATCATACATAAGGGTTTGTTTGCGTAAAGATTCCCTAACCCCTACATCAGGAACAGCATCGGCAACCGTTTTGTTCATGAAGTTTCTAACTTCTTTCACCGCAGCTTTAATAGGTGCATCACGAACAGAATCAAAAACATTGGGCATTTGCTCTGTAATTACTTTGTCAAACTCTATTCTTGCCTCAAGCATGCCAACGGGAGTTCGAGGCTTGCTATCAATAATTTTTTGTGCTATTCCAATTACTTGTTGTGTAGAATTTTTTCCGCCTTCTTGAATCCACGCCAATTCATTTAGATTTTCTTGAGCGCCCTGTAATCCTTTGGAAATAGTATCATCATTAATAACAGCATTAGATTTCATCAAAGATGCTTTAAGTTTTTCCGCCTCTGAAACAATGGCTTTATTTATAGCATTTTCATTGCCAACCAGAGAATCGCCTTTTTCAATATAAGGCCTAACCGCCTCTGCCATTTCATCTAAGTAAGGGTCAACAATTTCCTGCCTTCTGTTCCAACCCTTTTCAACACGCTTTTGTGAGGCTTTGGTTGCCGCCGTTGCTTTAGGGGAAACAATGTCGCGGGCTTTATTAAATGCTTGTTTTTCTGCCGCGCTAATCCCAGAAGATTCAATGGCTTTTCCCAAGGTTCCGACCGCACCAACGCCACGAACTGCCGCCTGTGCAACAGGTATAATGTTTGCAGCGGCCTCTATGTTTGCAACAGTGTCTGGCGCATATTGACGTGCGGCCTCTACCGCTTGACCAGCAGTGCTTGCTATAGCAGCAGGTGATGTTTTTATGCCAGTTGCATCTTCTAAATATGGAACAATATTTGTTGTAGCAGCCCTGCCAATAAAGCGCGTGACCGCGTTGTCTTTAACGGATTCAGGAGTGGCATTATAAAGATATTTCGCGCCCTCACCAAGAATATCGTATCCACCACCCACATATTGTCCAGCCTGCTGTAATGCTCCGCTAATGTCGTTTAAGCCTCGTCCTGTATACTCACCTCGTTCTCCTAGTTGCGTGTAAGGTTGCCACAGCTCTTGTCTAGCGCGAATGTTGTCTATGTTAGCCCTACGCCTATCAAAATCATCTCCCAATCGCTTAAAAAAATCTTTAGGGGCGGCAGCAGGAGCTTCGTCAAGCTGAATCTTTGAGATATCAACTGGAACAAAGCCATTAGCAGGCGCCACTTGGTCTAGCTCGATTTTTGAAATATCAACAGGAACAAATGGCATTTATTGCTCCATTACATGCGAGCCATCAGGCAGCTCAAATACTTGTTTGCCACCAGAAGTTCCAACTAGTTTGCCTGGTGGCGATTGTGTTTGACCAGCAGGCGGCGTAGCACTAGGAGCAGGGGGCAAACCACCAACAGGAGTATTTCCTATCCCAGGTGGCGTTTGTAGCAACTGGTCGCCTTGCAAAATGCTGTCAATTTGGTCTTGTGAAGTTTTTCTCAATCGCTGAACAACTTTTTCAATCCCGCCGTATTGTGCGTATTGGCCGCCAGCAACATCCCGAATAAATTGAAGGTCGGTATTAGAAAAGTTAGCATTGGGAAAGTTCAACATTTCTTTTGCTCTAAGAGTAAGTTCATTACTAACGCTGGTTAGTGCTGTCCTGCCAGGTGCTTGTATAGCATCGCCAATGCGTCCGAAAACTGGCCCAGTATAAATAGTGCCTTTTGCAATTTCAGATTGCTGGTCAAGGGTGTTTTGTATACCTCTTAATTTTTTAAGGTCTTCTCTATCTTGAGTTAGTTTTTTAACCGTTGCCTCAGATTGCGCTTTAGCCAAAGACTCACCACCAGCAATTAAGGGGTTCATTCTTATATCAACATTCTTTTGTGCTTGTTGCTGCTCTCCTGCCTTTAGTCCTGCAATGTTTGCTACGGCTTCTCCATAGCCTGGTGCAACTGCATAACCTCCAGCTTCACCAGGAACAACACCTCTATCAAGAATTTTAGCAAACATAAGAAGTTGAGCCGCTCCTGCATCATCTTTAGCATCTTTCAGCCTGCGGTATTCATTGGCTAATTGCAATGGAGCAGGTAAATTTCCGCCCTTTGACGTTTCTTGCATCTTATAAT